AATGCACTGGACCTGCTCAAGGACGTGGCGGTCGAAGTCTGGGACCGGGTGTCGCTCAGCGCGGATGCGGCTTGGGTGCGCGTGGAAGCCGGATGGGCCACAGCGCAGGCTGGTATTTATGACGGTCTGCAAGATGCAACAGCGGCGGTGGTCGGCTGGGCAAACAGCACCGTCAACACCTTCGAGGGCACGTTTTTGGCGGTGCAGACCATCTGGGGCGCGCTGCCGGATGTGTTTGAGCGCGTTGGCGCGCTTGCGATCAATGGCCTTGTCGAAGTGATGGAGACCGGCATTGCGGGCATCACCAAGGCGGTCAACGCCGTTTTGACCCTTGGCGGTCGACGTCCCGAATGGGCCATCGCAGCGCCTGACCTCTCGGAATGGAAGTCTGCGGTCCCGGAAGCCGTCAACCTGGGAGCGCAGGCGCGGGAGGCATACGACAGCGCCTTCTCGGACAATCCATTCCAGGTGCCTGATCTCTTTGGCGGCATGGTAGATGATGCGCGCGGTCGGGCAGCAGGCTATTCCGAGGCGGCAGGGATGTTGTCTGACGCAGCGGCGCGGCCCATGACAGCCTGGCAGGCGCTGCGCACGGTCATAGATGAAAGTGCAGCGGCCACCGAACGTGCAGCGGCCGCTGCCATTGCCATGAACAAGACGTTAGAAGACATCGGCGGCGGCACCACAGGTGCGGGCGGCGGCACCACAGGTGCGGGCGGTGGCACCACAGGTGCGGGCGGTGGCATTGCCAATAACACGGAAGCCCCGCTAAACCGCTTGCAGTCTATGCTGGGCACGAATGATCCTGCTAAGGCGATTGAGGAGTGGCACGAAACGGCAATGACAGCTCTTGAGGATGCGCAGCTTCTTGAGCGCGGCATGATGGAAGAGCACAACGACTACCGCCTGCGAATTGAACAATCCTACCAAGACCAACGTGCGGCACTCGGTGATAAAGCACGAGCTTATGAAATCTCTGCTCAATCATCTGCGCTTAGCAATTTAGCGGGACTTCTTTCAGCGTTCGGTAGTAAGTCGCGCGCGCTTCAAATCGCCGCGTTGGCCGTAAATACAGGCATTCGGATTAGGGAAACGCTGCAAAACGCGGCGGCAGCGTCTGTTAGAGCATTGGCTGAACTCGGGCCTATTGCCGGTACACCCGCCGCCGCAAAGATTATGGCATATGGTAAGGTTTCGGCTGGTCTTATTGCTGCGCAAGGGATTGCATCGGCTGCAGGTGGGTCCAGCGCTGGCGGCGGCAGCGCTGGCGGCGCTGGCGGCAGGCAAGCAGCGACAGCAGCACCGGCACCACCACCACCGCAAACGCAAAACGTGATGATTGATCTGGTCGGCGCAACGGGCCGACAGATAGATCAATTCCAAGCGTTCGCTGATACATTTAATGAGGCATCGCGCCAAGGTCTTATAACCAATGTAACAGTGAGGGGCATCTAATGGGTGTAGTAATCGCCACAGGCTTTACAGGGACGGACTACGATCTCAAGCATGGTCGCGTGTGCTACAATTGGGGGCGTGACGGCACAGTTACGGCCACCACCGCAGCGTCGGGGTTTGCTGCGGTTAATGCTCTGCCACCCAGAACGGATAGCGCATGGCAACCAACAGCCATTCCTGCAACGTGGACTTTGACCTATCCGACTGCGCGCGATGTGAGTTTCGTTGGGATCGCCAAACACGACCTTGGCACGCAGAACGCCACGATTGCCATTGAGTATCTTGTGGGATCAACGTGGACAGCCTTCCCTGGCGCAGGTGCACTTGAGCCTGTTGATGATACGCCAATCTTGTTGTTGACCGCGCTGACTGAGGTTGATGGCATGCGGGTGAGGATCACCAATGCCGACGATGAGCCAACCATATCTATCATCATGGCAGGGCTTGCCGATGAATGGCCGCGCCCGTTCGTGTGGACAGGTCAACCGATAACTGAAGGTGACCGGATCGGCTTTGAGAATACAATAGCAGTGACTGGAAATTGGCTTGGCCGTTCGGTTGTGTCTGATGGCCTGCAATTCGGCGTGGGTATGAACCACGTTACAGAGGCTTGGCGGCAGACTGACCTCAAGGCGTTCAAGGCATACGCCAATGGCGAGGATGCGGCGTTTTTCATTGCGCTTCGCCCGCTAGATTATCCTGATGAATTGGCATATGCTTGGGCCACAAATGTCGTGACCGCTACCCGTGCCATGCCGAACAAGCGGATCAGCACGTCTGTTTCGATGCAACTCCAAGGACTTCGACCGCATGTCGGATAAAGACACATACGGTCGCGTGCCGGTTGTCATTGCCGAGGTCACACAGCCACGGTGTGCCTTGCGATTTGGTGTGGGTGCCTGCACTGCCACGGGAACGCCGAAGTGCTACAACACCTATTGGACGTGCCTCGACAAGGAAAACTACGATCCGACAGGCTCAATCGCTTGGCGTCTCTCGCGACCCGGTGATGATGTACCCTGGCTTTATGAAGAAGATGCAGGCGGCAACAATATCAAGACCAACGCCATCCCGATCCTTGAGACTGCATCGCACACGTCCAGCCGGATTAACCCCGGCGCATCCCGCACGGGGGAAAGCCCGCTTGGCCGTCGTGCCACGGCGCAGATCAAGGTCACAGACGCGGTGTGGGATGATCACGTTGGTGACTTCTATCTTGCCGACAGGACGACCCGCGCCACGCCTGTCGGATTCGGCACGCTGTTGAATGCGCGAAATCCTTTTTACCCTGGATGGACCGCCAAGATATACGAGGGCTACAAAGGGCAGACGCTATCCCAAATGCAGTCGCGCGTGTTTGACGTGGAGCAGGTTGTCGGGCCGGACGCGGGCGACATCTTCACCATTCAATGTCGCGACCCGCTGGACCAACTCAGGTCGCGCAATGCCAAATACCCGCCCACATCGCAGATTGATTTAAGCGGGGATATTGACGCCAGCACCACCACGATCCCGGTGCGATGCCTGGCGGCGCAACTGACAGAGACCTACGGCAACACTGGCACCACGCGCTATGTCGTGGTCGGTGATGAAATCATAAGCTACACGGGCACCACTGGCACCGAACCAGACCTGACGCTAACCGGCGTTGTGCGCGGCGCGTTGCTTAGTCAGGCGGAAAGCCATTCCGACGAAGATGCAGTGCAGCGTGGCGCGTATCACGTCGATCAGCGGCCCTATGCCATCGCCAGCTATATCATCAAAGACCACACGATTGTGCCGGACGCCTTTATTAACGACACGCAATGGAACGCGGAAGGCAACCGCTGGCTGTCAACGATACTTGCAACGGCATTTATTCCCGAACCTGTCGCGGTTGAACAACTGCTAGGCGAGTTGGGGCGTGACGGGCTGTTTTCAATCTGGTGGGATGATCGGCTGCAAACCATCCCTATACTTGCCGTGCGCCCGCCTAGTGGCACCCCGGTCAAATGGAACGATGATGACAACATATCATCGCTGACGCAGACCACAAAGATTGACGACCGCATGACGCGGGTTTCGGTGTTCTTCGGCATCCGCGACTGGATGGAACCGCTCAACGAGGTGACGAATTACAAAAACCGCCTGATCCGAATTGAAACCGAAGTGGAAAGCGAAGTCGCGGCGGGTGGCAAGATCGTGGACAACACCATCAATTCTCGGTGGGTGCGGACGTTTGGCAACGCCACGCTGCTTTCGTTTTCGCTGCTGCGCAGGTTCGCGTTGCCGCCACGCTACATCACGCTGATGATGGACGCAAAGGACCGCACGATAAACATTGGCGACGCGATTGACCTGACAACCCGTTACATTCGGGACAGTGAGGGCAACGCCATCGAGACGCGGTGGCAGGTTATCGGGATTGACGACCCCAAGCCGGGTTCACAGATCAAGGTTGAATTGCAATCATTCGCTTTTGACGGTAAGTTTGCTATAATCATGGCGAACGATGCGCCGGACTATGTGGATGCCACATCCGACCAGCGCCTAGACGGTTGCTGGATTGCTGAGAATACAGGGCGGATGCCTG